GACTTGATTGATAAATCTCTTCTCGAAAGAATGCCCGAACCCACCGGGTGGCGACTCTTGATTCTTCCTTACCAAGGCAAAGCAAAAACTGCTGGCGGTATTTTCTTACCTACTGAAGTTCAAGAAAAAAGTCAGATATCCACGCAAGTTGGATATGTTCTTAAAGTTGGCCCTTTGGCTTATGCGGATAAAGAAAAGTTTCCGACTGGTCCATGGTGTCAGGTAAAACAATGGGTTTTATTTGCACGATATGCAGGGTCAAGAATCGACATAGACGGTGGAGAAATAAAGATACTGAATGACGACGAGATTATAGCCGTAGTGCCTGAACCCGAGTCCATTCTGCATAACTTTTAACTACATGGAGAGGTACCATGCAAAATGAAATGACCACAGACCGAGCTGAAGAGCTAGTGCCATTAGACACAGACGGCAATGAAGTAGAGGTCGAATTAGAAGAATCTAAAGTCACGGAAGTGATTGAAGAGGAAGCTACCCCAGAACCAGAAGCTGTAGAGGAAGAGGATTCTTCCGAGCATGAAGAATACAGCAAGAAGGTTGAAACCCGCATAAATAAACTTACTGCAAAACTAAGAGAAGCTGAACGTAGAGAAGAAGCTGCTACTACTTTTGCTAAGTCTATGCAGGAAGAAAATAAAACATTAAAAACAAGAACGACGGACTTAAATACAAACTATCTAACTGCAGAAGCTCAAAGGATTACTGCAGAAACCGAAAGAGCAAAGAACGAGCTAAGACTAGCTAACGAATCAAGCGATACAGAAAAACAAACAGAAGCCCAATCTAAGATTGCGGCATTGGCAGTGGAAGCTCAAAGAATTACTGAGTTAACTAAAGCCGTTCCTGAAACAGCAGAAACAGAAGTTGAAGTGCCAGAAGCACCTCAACAGCAACAAGAGTATGCTACTCCTACACCTGACCCTAAAGCTCAAGAATGGGCTGACAGCAATGATTGGTTTGGTACAGATAGAGCAATGACTATGACTGCTTTTGCAATTCACGAGGACTTAGTTAATGAAGGAATTGACCCTACTACAGATGACTATTATACTGAAGTAGATAACAGAATTCGTAACGAGTTTCCTCATAAATTTAATGATGAGGACTCTTCGCAGAAAAGCCGACCCGTTCAAGCGGTGGCACCAGTTAAAAGAGGTGCGAAAACTGGACGCAAATCTGTGAAACTCACACCTTCACAGGTAGCAATAGCTAAAAAATTGGGTGTGCCACTTGAAGAGTACGCGAAATATGTTAAGTAACGTGGAGGTAACATATGGCAGATAACAGAAAAAAAGACGCAAACCGTCAACCACGCGAAGCCCAGAGTAGAGAGCATAGCTCTGCAAGAAAACCTTGGGCACCCCCGTCCGCTTTGGATGCACCTAATCCCCCTGAAGGATATATTCACAGATGGGTGAGAACAGAGGTCAGAGGATATGATGACCGTAAGAACATGTCAGCCAGACTTAGAGAAGGCTGGGAACCTGTTCGAGCAGACGAATATCCTGACTTTGAATCTCCCTCACTTGATGAAGGTAGATATGCAGGAGTGATTGGCGTAGGTGGACTAATTCTTTGCAGAATTCCTAAGGAAACTGTGGATGAAAGAAGTGAATACTTCAAAGCAAAGACAAGGGACCAAATGTTGTCAGTAGACAACGATTTGATGAAAGAAGAGCATCAAGCCATGCCTATTAATAAAAATAGACAGAGTCGCGTAACATTTGGCGGAACTCAATCGAAAGATTAAGTTCTATAATTTTAATTTGTTTGAATTTAGGATAATTTTATGGCAAATGTAGATTCAGCTTTTGGACTAAAACCTTACGAGGGTTTATCTCCATCAGGTGCTATTCCACAAGCTAGGAAATACCTTATCAACCCATCAGGCTACGGCTCTAACATCTATCAAGGTGACTTAGTTAAATTTAACGGCGGTTACATTGAACAAGCGGGTGTTAGTGACGCTAACATTGTTGGTGTTTTTAATGGTGTCCACTATCAAAGTTCTGACGGTCCTGTATGGAGCAATTTCTACACAGCTAGTACAACTGCTAGTTCTGGAGACATTGAGGTCTACATTTATGACGACCCCAACACATTGTTCACTATACAAGGTGATTCTGACACAGCATCTACTCAAGCTGCTGTAGGAAGAAACGCTGATACTGTCGGTACAGGCGGAAGCACTACAACTGGTTTATCATCCAGAGAATTAGACGTAAGCACACTAGCAACTACTGCAGGTCTACAGCTTAAAGTAGTTGGTGTTGTGGACAATGAAAACAACGGAACTATTGCAGGTACACACGCTAATTTGATTGTTCAAATTAACGAACACGCCTACAAAGGTCCAGTAGCAGGTACATAATCAATGGCTATATCAAGAGCACAATTAGTTAAGGAGTTAGAACCCGGACTAAATGCACTTTTTGGACTCGAATATGACAAGTATGAAAACGAACACGCCGAAATTTTCGACGCTGAGTCTTCAGACAGAGCATTCGAAGAAGAAGTGATGCTTTCAGGCTTTGACGCTGCACCGGTAAAATCAGAAGGTTCAGGAGTAGCGTTTGACTCTGCTCAAGAATCTTTCACTGCTAGATACACACACGAAACTGTAGCATTAGCTTTCTCTATTACAGAAGAAGCTATTGAAGATAACTTGTATGACAAGCTATCTGCTCGTTACACTCGTGCGTTAGCTAGAAGTATGTCTACAACTAAGCAAATTAAAGCAGCCTCAGTTTTAAACAATGCGTTCAACAGCAGTTTTGCTGGAGGCGACGGTAAAGAGCTCTGTGCTACTGACCACCCAACTATCGGTGGCGGTAACTTTAGAAATGAGCTTTCTACTGCTGCTGACTTAAACGAAACTTCTTTAGAACAAGCATTGATTGACATTGCGGCGTTCATTGACGAACGTGGATTAAAAATAGCTGTACAAGGAACTAAGTTAATTATTCCAAAAGAGCTACAATTCACTGCTGACAGATTGCTTGAAACTAACTTAAGAGTGGGCACTTCTGATAACGATATTAACGCTATCAGAAACATGGGCATGATTCCTCAAGGATACGTGGTCAACCACTACTTAACAGACACTGATGCTTTCTTTATTAAGACTGACGCACCTAACGGATTTAAAATGTTCGAAAGGTCTCCTGTCAGAACTTCTATGGAAGCAGACTTTGATACTGGTAATGTGCGTTACAAAGCTAGAGAAAGATACTCATTTGGGTTCTCTGACCCAAGATGTGTCTTCGGTTCTCCGGGAGCGTAACAGTCGTTTAACTTAAGGAACCTCTGGCGGGGGTTTCTCACTCAACCCGCCAACTTTTACTATGGACAAAATAAACCCTAAACACTACAAAGATGGCTCAATAGAATGTATTGACGCTATTCAATCAGCTATGTCTGAGAAAGCTTTCTCTGGCTACTTAAAAGGCAACATACTTAAATACATGTGGCGATACGAAAAGAAAAACGGTAAAGAAGACCTAGAAAAAGCTAGGTGGTATTTAAATAAGTTACTTGATACAATAAAATAATATTCCGAGCATTCGAATAACACTGTATGACTGGCTCGGCAGACTTAATCGACATGCAGTAATTTAAGGAGCTAATATGGCAACTTCAACATTCAATGGTCCAGTTCGTTCAGAAAATGGATTTAAAACTATTATAAAAGATAGTACAACTGGTAGTCTCACTAATGAGATGACTCTTTCAACTTACAGCACTTCTATTACTATTGCTGCTTCAGGTACTGACCACAAGGAAAGTTCAATAGGTATACCTTCAAACTTTATACCTATGGGCGTAGCAATTACTGTAACTAGTGCTGCTGCTAACAACGTAAACTTAGTAGACATTGGTACTGATGCAGATACTGATGGTTTTGTAGATGGTATCTCCGTAGCTATTAACTCAACTGGTTTCAAAGGATTCTTCCCTTGTAACGGAGTTTTAGGTATGTCTGGTGGTACTACAACTGCAGCTACTGAAACAGCTGATGAAGTAGAAGTAGTTATTTCTGGAACAGCAGGAGCTGGTGGAGTAATC